TGTGCAGTTTTTGAAAGATTATAAATCCGGAGCACCGCTTACCGAAAAAGGAGGCATCCGCCAGAGGCTGGGAGCCATTGATATGGAATTTTTCGGCAGGGCATACTTTCCACATTATTTTTCCAGACCATCCCCTGAATTTCACCGGGAACTGGATAATATATGGCAGCAAGGAGTTTTGAAAGGGGAATATCCGACTACACCGGCAAAGGTAAAGAAGATTAGCCGGATGAATGGAACCAAACGAGTGGTCGCAGCTCCACGTGGACACGCAAAGTCCACGAGCCTTACTTTTAAAGGCAGCATTCATGCCATAGTTTATGAATACAAGCATTATCCGATTATCATATCCGACAGCTCAGAGCAGGCTGAGGGATTTCTCGATAACATCAGGGTAGAGTTTGAGGAGAACGAAGCTCTGAAGGAGGACTTCGGGAGCCTGATCGGAAAAGTCTGGAGAAGCAACGTACTGATCACAAGCACCAACATCAAAGTTGAGGCAATCGGATCGGGAAAGAAGATCCGAGGCAGAAAACACAGAAACTGGAGACCAGACCTTCTGGTTCTGGATGATATTGAAAATGACGAGAACGTTCGGACACCGGAGCAGCGAAAGAAACTTGAAAGCTGGTTTTTAAAAGCTGTTTCAAAAGCCGGTGATGATTACACGGACATTATCTATATTGGAACATTATTGCATTATGACAGCCTTCTGGCGAAAACCCTGAACAATCCGGGATATAAAGCCATTAAATACAAGGCGGTCATTTCTTTTTCCAACGAAGAGGATCTATGGAAGGAATGGGAGGAGATTTACACAGACCTTTCAAACGAGAACCACGAAGCCGATGCGAGAGAGTTTTTTGAAAGGCACCGGGAGAAGATGTTGGAAGGCACGGAGGTTCTGTGGGAGGAGAAACTGTCTTATTATGATCTGATGGTTATGAGGTTGACAGAAGGCGAGGCATCCTTCAACTCCGAGGAACAGAACGAGCCTATCAATCCGGAAGACTGTATTTTCAATCCTGAATGGTTTGAATTCTATAATGAAGCAGAAATCGACTTCAAGAACCGGGACTTCCTTTTCTTTGGCTTTGTCGATCCGTCACTTGGAAAGACCAAGCACAGCGACTTTTCCGCCATCATCACGCTGGCGAAGCACAAAGTATCCGGGTATATGTATGTCATGGATGCGGATATCGAACGCAGACATCCGGATAAAATTATCGGTGACATTCTGGAGAAGGAGAAGATGCTCCGCAGGGATTATGGCAGGGGCTATAAGAAGTTCGGAGCTGAGACGGTGCAGTTCCAGTGGTTCCTGAAGGAAGAATTGGCAAAGGCATCTGCAAAAGCTGGGTTATACCTTCCGATCGAGGAGGTACCGCAGACCAGCGATAAGACAATGCGTATACAGACGATGCAGCCGGATGTAAAGAACCATTACATCAAGTTCAATAAAAGGCACAAGAGACTGCTGGAGCAGATGGAACACTTCCCGATGGGAGCGCACGATGATGGTGTGGATGCTCTGGAAGGATGCAGAACGATTGCCAAGAAGATGAAACGGTTCCGGGTGCTGGATAAAGGAAAATTAGGATTGTAGGAGGTAACGGTCATGCCGGTTATTTATATGGACAGGGCTTCCATTGAAAGCCTGACAGAAAAAGATATCCGTGAGATCATCGATGAGAACAGCACGGATGTAAAATACGGAATGCTGCATGATTACTATGTTGGCAATCATAGAATCCTTGGAGAAAACAAGAAGGACAGCACAGCTCCGAACAACCGTCTGGTCAATAATATGGCAAAATACATCACGGATACCGCCACCGGTTACTTCGTGGGTGAGCCGATTGTCTATGACTCCCAGAATGATGAATACCTGCAGACAGTGCAGGATATTTTTGATTACAACGATGAGCAGGATCACAACATGGAGCTGGCGAAGCAGTGCAGCATTTGCGGAAGCTGCTTTGAAATGCTCTATCTGGATGAGGATGCCAAGATAAGGCTTGCGAGGGTTCCGGCTGCTAACGGAATTATGATTTGCGAGACGGACAGTGGATTTTCCACTCCGATGGCATTTATCCGAACCATTATTTCAAAGGATAAGGATGACAACGTAATCAGGAAGGTGGAGTTCTGGAATTCCAGTCTTGTGATGCGATTCCAGTCATTGAATAATGGATACCTGAACATGATAGCAGTTGAGGAACATTACTGGCAGGACGTTCCGTTTGTGGAATACATCAACAACGAGGAAAGGCTTGGAGATTTTGAGGGTGTCATTACGGAGATTGATGCCTATAACAAGGTGCAGAGTAACACTGCAAACTATTTCCAGTATAATGATGATGCCATTTTAAAGGTTTTAAAACTTGGAGATGTCAGCAGTCAGGACATTGCTGACATGAAGGAAAAAGGAGCTATCATTCTGGAGGATGGAGGAGATGTGGACTGGCTCCTGAAGACGATTGATGATACTGCACTGGAAAATTATAAGAACCGGCTCCGTGAGGATATTCACACTGGAGCCAATGTGCCACATATGTGTGATGAGTCTTTTGGAGGAAACCTATCCGGAGTGGCTATATCCTATAAATTATGGGGACTGGAGCAGATATGTTCGATTAAGGAACGGAAGTTCAAGAAAGGACTGCAGCGCAGGATTGAGCTGATCACAAATATCTTGAACATCATGGGGCACAATTATGATTACAGAGACATTGTTCCAAAATTCCGCAGGAACCGTCCTCAGAATGATATGGAAACAGCACAGATTGTCACGATGCTGGCAAATGACCTTTCAAGGGAGACCAGACTGCAGCTGATGCCAGGTGTTGAAAATGTTCAGGATGAGCTGAGAAAACTGGAGGAAGAAAAGAACAAGGAGCAGGAAGACTTCGGAGTATATAAGAATTTTACCAAGGCTTTTCAGGGTGCAGCTGACAGAACGGAGGCGGTAACGGATGAGCCAGAAGGAACGTAACGAGTGGATTGAGCGAGCCAAGCAGAGGGTTCTCAATAATGCAGAGATTACAGACCAATCCGTAAAAGAGATAATGTTTCTCTTTGATGAAGCAGCATGGACGCTTGAAACGGAAATCAATTCTATGTTTCAAAAATATGCCACGGAGAATGGTCTGACGAATGCAGAGGCTTCCAAGCTGCTGACCGGAAGTGAATATTCCCGATGGAAAAAGGGGATTGAAGAATACCTGAAGGAAGCTGAAGGGGATTCCAAGACACTTCTGGAACTGAACACGCTGGCAATGAAGTCGCGGATCAGCAGGAAGGAGCAGATGCTTGCTACCGTTTACCAGACAATGATAACACTGTCGAGGGATACGGAAACGAAGATAACAGATCTGCTGGGTGATATGTTCAAGACCAATTATTACCGGGGCTGTTATGATGTGCAGAGCATCCTTGGTGTTGGATTCAATGTTTCCAAGGTAGATGTGAAGATGCTCCAAAGGATACTGAAGCATCCGTGGTCTGGAAAGAATTACTCGCAAGCACTGTGGGAAAATACTGATAAACTTGCCACTCTCGCCAAGAGAGAGCTGACGATGGGATTTATGAATGGCTCCAGCGTACAGAAGATGGCAAAGGAAATCAATGATGTCATGGGCAAGGGACGCTATGCTGCAGAAAGGCTTGTCCGGACGGAGAGCAGCTATTTCTCTAATCAGGGAGAACTTGCTTCTTATAGGGAAATGGGAATTCAAGAGTATACTTTTCTTGGAGGTGGTTGCGAAATATGTATGGAATTAAATGGACAATCTTTTCCGCTGGATGAGGCAGAGCCGGGGCTTAATCTACCACCGATTCATCCGAATTGTAAATGCACAATCAAGGCAAAAGCAAAGATTGATTTATTTAAAGACCGGGAAGGAGTGAATCCACTGGAGAGCAATCCGAAGTTTGAGGAGTGGAAGAAGAAATATGTTGACACTCCAGCTCCGGAACCTATAATAAAACTATCAGAGAATGAACAGCACGCAATAAATAGCTATATAAGCAGCGAGGCATACACGTGGAATGACAAGCTGAGAAGGGGCGTCAAACTGACGAAGGAAGAAAAGAAACAGATTAGCAATCTGGATTCAGCTCTTCAGAAGATGCCGACCTATCAGGGAGTGTTATATCGCTCTGTTTCTGATTTTGGAATACCAGATGTGCAGGAGTTTATTGTGGGGCATAAGCCCGGTATGGAAATTAGTTTTCCTGAATTTCTTTCAAGTTCCACTGAGGTATATGATGACAGTTTCCCGATTCAGTATGTTATTACATCAAAGACCGGGCGAGATATACGGAAATTTAACTCTCAGGAAAAAGAGATTTTGTTTGAAAGAGATTCGATGTTCTACATATCCAAGGTGGTTAATAACGTGATTTACATGGAGGAAATATAATGAGCAATCCATATTCAGATAAACGGTGGAGTGATGCACCGAAACCAGTTAATAGCGAGTGTAATTCGTGTAAATATCATTACGGATTCGGAAAATGCGAGAAACATCCGGAGGGAATACCAAAGGAGAAGCTAAAACAGTCTTTTCCAGGTACCGGAAATTATAATAAAAAATATTGCGAACACAAGAGCAAATAAGCACCCAGCCGGGTGCTTATTTAATTGCAAAAAATATGGACTCAAGCATCGTTTAAAAGCATTTTAAATGGTGCTTTTGTTATACAAAATTTAGACCAGGAGGTAAAAAAGATGGATGGAACAACCACCATGCAGGGTACTGAGCAGGAAGTTCAGAACACTGCAACAGAAACGCAGGGACAGCAGACAGCGGAAAGTACACCGGAGAAAGTAAGTACCCTCCAGAAGTTTATTGATGGACTTTTTGGCGGTGGAAAGAAAGCTGAAGGGGCTGAACCTGAAAAAAAGGATGGAGATCCTGCAGCGGAAAAAGCTGAAGAGGAGAAATCCTTCACTCAGGCAGATGTAGATGCTGCCATCGAAGCTGCGAAACAGCAGTGGTTAGATGAAGCTGTGGAGGCAGAGCGTGTCAAAAAACTCACTCCGGAGGAAAAGGCAAAAGAGGAGCAGGAGAAAAAAGACTCCGAGATTGCCAGTTTGAGAAGCCAGCTCTTGCAGAAAGAGCTGAGAGAGAGTGCGACTAAATCTCTGGAAACGGATGGATTCCCGGTTGGTCTTGCAGATGTGCTTGACTATTCCAGCAAGGAGCGCATGGAAGAAACCCTGAAGAATACCACAAAGGTTTTTAAGGACAGTCTGGCAGTGGCAATCCAGTCCCGGCTGAAGGGTAAGACACCGGAAGGACTCGGCGGAGCAGCTTCTGCTGAAAATCTGTTAAGAGACCAGATCGCAAGAAATGTCAGAGGATTATAAGGAGGAGAAAGTAAATGAATACCATTGAAACCGCAACAATTATTCAGAGCGAGTTAGACAAGGCTGCAGTGGAGCAGGCTACTTCCGGTTGGATGGAAGTAAATGAGAAGTTGGTTAAGTACACCGGTGGTGCGGAGGTCAAGATTCCGAGTCTCGATATGGACGGAATGGCTGATTATGATCGCACCAATGGATTTGTGCAGGGCAGCGTGAATTTCCAGTATGAAACCAAGAAGATGACTCAGGACAGAGGACGCTCTTTCAGTTTTGATGAGAACGATGTGGATGAGACAAATTTTGTATTGACTGCATCCACTGTTATGGGCGAGTTCCAGAGAACCAAGGTTGTTCCTGAGATTGATGCATATCGTTACAGTACCATCGCTGCAGCGTGTATCAAGAAGGGCAAGGCATCCGGAGGCTATACCGCTGATGAAGCAACCATTCTTCAGAAACTTTACTATGATATTGCAGCTGTTCAGGCGATCGTTGGACAGAACACACCACTGGTTATCACCATTGATTCCATGGTAGCAGCAATCTTAAGCATGTCCGAAAAGCTCTCAAAGAAGCTGGATATAACCGATTTCAAGCAGGGAGATGTAACTCTTAAGGTTCGCAGCTTGGATGGTATCCATCCTTTAATCCCGGTAAGCTCCGACAGAATGAAGACGGAGTACCTTTTCAAGGATGGCGTGACTTCCGGTCAGGAAGCTGGTGGTTTTGCTCCTACTGAAAACAGCAAGAGCATCAACTGGATCATCACTCCGAGAAAGGCACCTATTGCAGTGTCCAAGACGGATAAAATGAGAATTTTTGATCCGGAAACCAACCAGAAGGCAAGAGCATGGGCGATGGATTATCGTAAGTTCCACGATATCTGGATTCCTGCTCGTAAGGTGGAACAGTGCTTTGTTAATGTGAAAGAAGAATTAGCCCAGGGGGGAAAGGAGTAGACCATGAGCGAGATCGAATTAAAGAGAGCGAATGTAGTGAAGCGTGTTGATTCCGAGGACAAAGCCAAGGCTCTGGAAGCCAAGGGGTTTGTCAGAACAGATGGAACAGTTGCGAATAAAACAGAAAGTAATGCCGCATCTGAAGCTGTGATCAATGAATTGAAAGAGCAGCTTTTAAAAGCAGGAAAAGTCATTGAAGCGTCGGATGCTAGAAGGGGAGAATTGGAAAAGGAGCTGACTTCAACGAAAGAAAAGCTGGAGGAGGCTTCTAAATACGCAGAAGAAGCTGATAAAAAGATCGCTACTCTGGAAGCTGAACTTTCTGGCACGAAGGAACAGCTGGAGGCTGCTTTGAAGAAAAATAAGGCTGCAGAGAAAAAATAAGGAGGAACTGCCATGACAAAGGAGCAGGAGGACTGGTTAGTAGCGGAAGTGATGGACAGCATGAAGATGTCAGAAACGGAAGAACGGTCAGCCAGAAGGTATGTCAAAAGGGCAGTGGATAAGATCCTGATTTATTGCAACCGTGAAGATCTGCCGGAGCGGCTTCTCAGCACTGCAGCACAGATTGCTGAAGATATGTTGAAGGCTGATCTGGTAAAGACCGGCGAGAAGGAAGTGGCGAGTATCAATCGTGGTGATACCGCCATTTCTTATCGTGACGGAAGTGGTAATCAGAAAGCCACTGTTGATTTTATGAAGAACTATGAAAAATCCCTTAACCGTTTTAAAAAAATAAATCTGCCGAAGGATTTAGCAAAATGACAGAAGCTGATATCCTTGCAACAACATACGAAGATACCGTGACCGTTTACAGAGCTTTCAAAGATACCCTTCCGGGTGGAGAAAGCGTTTTTAAAAGCGGTCTGGATGGAAAAGTTGTGTATGAAGATGTGGAATGCGCATTGTCTACACATACAGGTGGAAAGCTGCAGCAATCGAAATCTACTGCGAAGACGGAAACAACTTTTTGTCTGTTTACCCGTCCGGAAGTTGATATCCAGACCAATGATTTCCTTGTGATCACGCACTTTGGAAAGAAAATTGAAGCGGTTGCAGGTTTTCCTGAGTGCATGAAGTCTCATAATAATATCCCGGTCAAGTTGGACAAGGAAACTGTTTAATACTGAGTATAAGCTGGAGGGGCTGGAAGAATGGGAGAAACGACTCTCACAAGCCATAGAGAGCCAGTACCCGGCTGAGTTCCGGGAGATGGTTATTGATTTGGCGGTTCAGCTTCAGGGAAAGGTCAAGGATAACACTCCGGTTAAGACTGGACACTTGCGGAATGAGTGGCACGTTGGGAGTATAGAAAAGCGAGGCAATGAATATTACATCGAGGTCTATAACAACGTGGAGTATGTCGAGCCGGTGGAATATGGACACCAGACAAGAGGTGGAAAGGGCTTTGTAAAAGGAGCCCACATGATGGAGCTTTCCCTTCAGGAAGTGCAGAAACACCTTCCCGGTTATCTCCGGGAGTGGATGAATGACTTCCTGAATACTCATGAACTTTAGGAGGTGGACTATGGAACATCCGATTATTCAGATAAAAAATGCAATCACAGCATTGCTGAAAGGGATTGATCCGGATACCGATGTCTTTTACGAGGAAATAAAAGGCACGGAAGAAAAGCATGGGCTTGATGAACCAGAAACCTATTACTTCGTAGATATCATCCCGAATGGGAACGAGACAGTCGACAGATTTTTTACGGATATGGGAGTGTTGGTTGATATTGCTTACCACGAGAAAAGCGAGAGCAATACCGCCTATTTGATTAAAGGGGCAGAGATTGATGCGGTTGTCCGACCGGTGTTCAGTTTTGGAGACAGGAACATAACCATCAATGATGCCAATATGAAAGTATCAGACCATGTGCTGCATTACAGTTTTACCATAAACTTCCGTCAGGCACGGGAGCAGACGAATGAGTTTGAACCGATGGGAGAGCTGGAAGTGGCTATTAGAAAAGGAGTGTGATTTAAATGAGTTTAGGATTACCGAGTTTTAGCATGATTTTCAGTGGAAAAGCAGTGTCTGCCATTGAAAGAAGTGCAAGGGGTATCGTTGCCATGATTCTCACGGACGGTACCGAAGGTGGAAAAGACTTGAATATTTACAAGAAGGTGGATGAGGTTGATTTTCAGAACTGGACAGAGCAGAACTACAACTATTTGAAGCTGGTGTTCGCTGGAGCTCCGTCTACTGTCATTACAATCCGCAGAGCAGAAAATGCAGAAGGGTACAATGCTGAACTTAAGAAGCTGAAAGATCTGAAATGGAACTACCTTACCATTCCCGGTCTTGGTTCTACTGATACAACAACAATCTCAGCGTGGATCAAGCAGTACCGTGATGATGAGAGAAAGACCTTCAAGGCGGTTCTGGCACACTGTAAGGGAGATCATGAAGGAATCATCAATCTCACAACAGAGAATATCTCCACGACCATTACCGGCGCAAAGCATACTGCAGCTGAGTATTGTGCGAGAATTGCCGGGGTACTTGCAGGGCTTTCCCTTGCAAGAAGCAGCACATATTATGTATTGGACGATATTTCTGAAGCAGAAACTCCGGACGATCCGGATGATCGTATCAATGCTGGTGAGATGGTCATTGTCTTTGATGGAAGGAAGTACAAGATTGGGCGAGGCGTGAACAGCCTTGTCAGTTTCACGACAGAAAAGACAGAGGATGTCCGTTTTATCAAGATTGTAGAAGGAATGGACTTATACATGGATGACATCAGGGAAACCTATGAGGAAAGCTATGTCGGCAAGATCATCAATGACTACGATGGAAAGCAGATGTTCGTGGCTGCCATTGGTGCTTACCACAAAGGGCTACTCGGCAATGTGCTGGATAAATCCTATGATAATGTGGTGGCGATTGATATCGATGCACAGCGTACTTATCTGGAGAGCAGAGGAATGGATACTTCCGAGATGGATGATATTGCAGTTGCTAAAGCTAACACCGGAACAAAGGTATTTATCGCTAGCAATGTAAAGTTTGTAAACGCAATGGAAGATCTGAAAATGAATGTCAATATGTAGGAGGTAAACGGATATGGAAGTTATCAGAGGTAATAAGACTCTCTCCGGAACATGGGGAGAACTCTGGATCAACGGAGAGAAGATTTTTGAATTCTCCAAAATTGAAATGAAAGTAACTGCTAACCGTGAGGATGTGCAGCTGGGAATTGATGTGGACAGCAAGATTACCGGTCTGAAGGGCGAAGGTTCTTATACCGTGAAAAAGGTATATACCAGAGCAAAGGAAATCTTGGAGAACTGGAAAAAGGGCATGGATGTCCGTGCAGAGGTTATTGCGAAGCTGGCAGATCCTGATGCTGTTGGAGGTCAGATCGAACGCTGGGCTTGTGATAATGTATGGCACAATGAGATTCCGGTTGTGAACTGGGAGAAGGGTGGAATTATCGAGGAAGAAGTTTCTATCGGATTCACACCTTCTGATCTGCAGAACTTAGATGCTGTTGCGTAGGAGGTTGCTATGGAAAAAAATAAAGATGATATTTTCAAAGCCTTTACAGCGAAGGCTGTTCAGAGATTAAAGGATAAGAAGGTTACAAAGTACGAGACTTTATATGTTCCGAGCATTGACCAGAACATCAAGATCCGGAACCTGAACTATCCGGAAATTGTGGAATGCACGGAGATTGACGATAAGCAAGATCCGAACGCATCTGATAAGTATTGTATTTATCTGGCAGTTGTTGAGCCTGATTTAAAGGCGGTCGCAATGGAATTAAAGGATCAGGGCGAGATTAAGACCTATCCGGAAGTGGTTGATATTTTCGAGATGAGTGAGATTACATCCATTGCTACGGAAATTATGAAATTGTCCGGTGTGATCGGAAGTAAAAAAGTGACGGTTGTTGAAGAACAAAAAAACTCATAGACCAAGACGGTGAGTGTTATTTCCTGCATTATTATATTCAAAAAGGCTTCAAGCTGGAGTATCTGCTCCAGCTTGGGGTGGAAGAAAAATGTTTCTATTATGCATCGATGTTAAAGAGCATTGAAGAACGTGAGCAGCTGTTTTCGGGAGGTGGAGGTGGCTAAATGAGTGTTGTAGGCAGTATTTCCATCCGGGATAATGCCAGTTCTGTGCTAAAGAGCATCCGACAAGAACAGACCGCCCTCCGGAAAGATGCAGCTGAAACGAGGAAAGAGCTGCAGCGTGCTTGGGATAAAACTTACACTGCTAAGATCAATACCGAATCGGCAACAAGAAAGACGGATGGACTAACCGGAAAGGTAAAGCAGTTAGGAAAAACAGTAATATCCCCAGTCATTAAGGCGAAGGATGCAGCCAGTGCGACAATAACAAAAGTCAGCAATGGAATTAAGACGGTTGGAAAAAAGGTGGCAACTCCGGTCATTAAGATAAAGGATTCTGCCACATCAAAAGTAAAATCAATAAAAAATGCATTAACGGGGGTGGCGAAAAAAGTAACCACACCCGTTATTAAATTGAAAGATGCAATCACTTCCAAAGCCACAAAGATAACTGGGAAGCTGAAAGCATTAGGGGGGAAGATTTTTTCTCCGATAGTAAAGCTGAAGGATGCCACAGCAAGTGGAATATCTTCTATCAGTGGCAAACTTAAGACCTTGGCAGCAACCGTGGCTATTCCGGTAACGATTGTAGCAACAGCGGTGGTCGGCGGTGCTGTAACGGAAGGAGCTGCACTGGAGCAGAGCATTGGTGGCGTGGAAACATTGTTCAAGGAGAATGCCAGTGTTGTTAAAGCCAATGCGGATGCAGCGTTTAAGACAGCCGGTCTATCTGCCAATGAGTATATGTCACAGGTCACAAGTTTTTCTGCATCACTTTTGAGCAGCTTGGGTGGTGATACCGCTAAGGCTGCAGAAGTTGCTGATATGGCTATGATTGACATGGCAGACAACGCAAATAAATTTGGTACCGACATGGAGTCTATCCAGAATGCGTATCAGGGATTTGCAAAGCAGAATTACACGATGCTGGATAATCTTAAGTTGGGATATGGCGGTACGCAGGAAGAAATGCAGAGACTGCTTCAGGATGCCAGCAAGATATCAGGTGTTAAGTATGATATCGGCAACTTGTCTGATGTTTACAGTGCTATTCATGTGATTCAGAATGAACTCGGAGTAACCGGAACAACCGCAAAAGAAGCCGGACAGACCTTTAGTGGTTCGTTCTCAGCGATGAAGGCAGCAGCAAAGAACCTTCTTGGAAATATGGCGATTGGCGGGGATGTAACCGGATCGATGGAACAGTTGGTGGATAGTGCGTCGACATTCTTATTCGATAATGCAGTTCCGATGATTGGACGTGTATTCTCATCACTGCCAAGCGTGGTTAAAACTGGGGTTAAAAAAGCGGTACCGAAAATCAAGACGCTTGGAAGAGATATAGTGGTCGGATTGAAGGACGGGCTTAAGGAAATGTTCCCTTCAATGGCTCCGGTAATCGAAAACGGATTCAATGCTGCCATTACAGCTGTACCGGAATTTATTTCAGGAATTAAGAGTGTGGTTTCCACGCTGGGGTCTCTGGCTGCCGGGTTTGCACCGCTGATTCCGCAGCTTGTCTCGTTTGGTAGTGGTATGACTACTACCATCCAGCAGGTAGTCGGTGCGTGCGTACCGGCTCTAACAAGCATTATTTCCACTGTACAGACGATGCTACCGGTAATTCTCCCAGTAATCCAAACGGTGGTTTCCACGATAGGAAACATCATCGGTCAGGCAGCTCCGGTCATTGCCGGTCTAGTACAAGGTATCGGAACGGTGGTTTCTGCACTGGCTCCGGTATTCAGTACGATTTTCTCTGAAATCGGAGAAAAGGTTGGCAGTGTCATTTCATTTGTCAGTGAGAGGATGGGCTTTATTCAGGAAGTCATCGGAACGGTGGCTCCATTGATTGGGGACATCATCAGCACAGCTTGGGGAGTAATTTCTCCAGTAATTGACATTGTAATCAGCGTATTTGAGATTTTGTTTGGCGTGGTTCAAAAGGTATTCCCTGGCATCCAGTCAATTATCGAAACCGTGTGGGGAATCGTAAAGCCACTGGTGGAAGGAATCGGCAGCGTTATCGGAAAGATTGCAGGATGGTTTGGTTCTGTAGCAGATGCGATAACCGGTTCTGGAGGAGATTCCGGAACTGTTGGAGAAAACGCTGAAGGAGATAATAACTGGAAGGGCGGTTTGACATGGGTTGGCGAGAAAGGTGCCGAGCTTGTTGATTTGCCAAGAGGTTCCAGAATTCTTCCACACAAAGAGAGTGTTTCCCTGACGAAGCAGGGCAGTGGAGTTGTAAAAGACAGCACTGCCAACATCATGCAGAATACAGTTTTATCCGGTGGCGGTCAGGATCTGACTCCGATCATGATGATACTGACAAGCATTGATGAGAACCTGAAGCAGCTGGTGGACAGAATCAAGGGGAAAGAAAGCGGTCTTGAAGTTCCGGGTTCCGGAAAGACTAAAGGGACTGCAAAAGGATTTATTGGCAGCGTGACGGTTGCCATTGCAAAACTGGCAGATGAGATCATTGTCCGTGAGGATGCGGATATTGATGAAATTGCCGACAAGGTTGCAAAGAAAGTTGTGGAAGTAGTTGTAAACATGGGTTAGGAGGTGGTCTGATGAAAACCAGAGTAATTGAATTAAGCGTAAACAACAGGAAAGAAGTTATCGAGCTGCCAATCAATCCTCCTTCTGTGGAATTCACAGAAAAACAGTTGAATCAGGCGATAACCCTTCTAAACATAGGAGAAGCCAATCTGAAGGGAGAGCGAGGGCTTAAGTACACAAAGCTGTCGAGCTTCTTCCCTTCGGAGAAGTCTCCATTTTATAAGAATGCGAAAAAGAAGCCTGACAAATATGTAGCGATGCTTCAGGAATGGAAAACCACAAAAGCAGTGGTCAGGGTAATCATAAGCGATATGAAAATCAACCTCGCAATGCTGATTGATGATTTTACCTACTCTATGAGGGAAGGTGATGGGGATATTTACTATACCATTTCATTTTCCGAGTACCGGACATTGAATGTTCCATCTGTTCAGATTACAACGAAAGTACGGAATAATGGTCTTTTGTCGAGACCTGCACCTGCAGCTGCAGGTGGATCTTATACAGTGGTTGGAGGAGATACACTCTGGGTTCCACGCTCCCACTCACGGATCTTGATATAATCACGTTTTACAAACTCAGCAAATGTGACGTTCGTCTTGCTTGGAAACAGGGATGTCATATGTTCGATCGTCTTTCCGTAACGCTCCACATCAAGGTCTGCAACAGAATCCACAAACATTGCACAGTGTGGATTACCCCAAGATACTGCTGTAATATGGAATGTTTTATCTAAGACCTCCACCGGCTGTTCCACGAACTGATCTAAATTTGTATTTACAGGAATTACTTTCGTATTCAGTCTCGGCTCCCCGATATCCGCCCGGATATTAGATACTAATCCATCCGTCACAGTCAGGTTCAAATGCTGCATTCCACCAAGTGTTTCGATCACAAGTTCTGTCTTATCCGTCAGTTTATGGTCATAGACATATTTCCCGACAGAACGAAGTGCGTTGCCACACATTTCGCCTTCTGAACCGTCCGGGTTAAACATCCGCATCCGGAAATCTCCCTTATCAGACGGACAGATTAAAACCATACCGTCCGATCCGATTGCAAAATGTCTGTCACTGACAAAACGTGCCAGCTCCGGTAAATTTGTAATATTCTGATGAATGGCATCAATATATACATAATCATTTCCAAATGCCTGCATTTTTGTAAATTTCATGGTAATCCTCATTTCTGCGCCGCGTTTTTACGCATTCATTGCACGGTCAAGATCTGCGATGATATCATCTGCATTCTCGATTCCGACTGACATACGAAGGAAACAATCTGTGATGCCAAGTTTTTCCTTGATATCAAGTGGTGTATCTTCATGTGTCTGCGTGGTCGGATAAGTGATCAGTGTCTCTGTTCCGCCAAGGCTCTCTGCAAACATGATCATATCAACACCCTTTAAGATTTTCTTTACTGTTTCAAAGCTGTCAACGGTAAATGAGATCATTCCGCCAAAACCCGTCGTCTGTTTTTTGGTCACTGCATAATCCTTGTGATCCTCAAATCCCACATAATATACTTTCTGTACTTTCGGCTGTGTTCTGAGCCACTCCGCAACTTTCTTTGCATTTTCATTATGTCTGTCCATACGGACTGCCAGAGTCTTGATTCCTCTTAAGATCAGCCAGCTGTCAAGCGGTGCAAGCTGACTGCCATGGGATTTAATGTGAACATGGATCTTTTCTGCGATCTCCTCGTTATCCTTTACAACTACGATACCGGAAATCGTATCATTGTGTCCTCCTAAATATTTCGTGGAACTGTGTGTTACGATATCTGCTCCAAGCTGTAACGGTTTCTGGAAATACGGTGTCAAAAACGTATTATCTACAACCGTAAGTGCTCCGATACCCTTTGCGATCTCAGAAAGTGCATGGATATCTGCCACCTTCATCATCGGGTTGGTTGGTGTCTCAATGAAGAACATCTTTGTATTCGGGCGGATTGCTGCCTTTACCTCATCAAGTTCCGACATATCCACATAAGTGTGCTCGATTCCGTATTTTCCAAAAACATCACCGATGATACGGAATGTTCCACCATAAATATCGTCAGATAAGATCACATGATCTCCCGGATTTAACAGGGAAAATACTGCCATATTAGCTGCCTGTCCGCTGGAAAATGCAAATCCTTTGATCCCACCCTCTAAGATTGCCATGGTACGCTCTAATTCCTGTCTGGTCGGATTCTCAAGACGACTGTACGCAAATCCTGTGGATTCCCCAAGTTCCGGATGACGGAAAGTTGCCGTCTGAAAGATCGGCATGCTGACGGCTCCGGTAAGCGGCTCCGTACCAAGTGCTCCGTGTACTGCTTTTGATTCAAAATGTAACTCTTCTTTTGTGCTGTAATCGTTGTAATTGCTGAAATTCTTCATGCCGTTCTCCTTCTTTTCTATCTTATTATTTCAAGTTTATAAAACATTTATTTCCTGTAACTGGTCTCTTTCATATGTTTCTATTATATAAAACACTTTTTAAAATATATACTCGTCCAGTGCTGTGTATATTGCAAATTGTGCTTTTTTATGTTAAGGTTGGATTGATGTCAGGGGAAAAGGTGGATTAAAGTTCCCTGAATGGCAGTTTGTTTTTCCTGACAGCATTTTATTCATCTAATTCGGAAGGAGTGCCTATATGCCGGAATATAAAAAAGTCGGTTATCTGACATCGAGTTTTAAATTATTTCACTTGAAAGATCAGAATAAAAAGGAGTTTTCCTATCACTATCACGATTTTCACAAGATCCTGATCCTGTTGAATGGTGATATCACTTATTGTATTGAGGGACGTTCTTACCAGCTTGCCCCGAATGATATCGTGCTGGTTCATGCGGGGGAGGTGCACCGGCCGATCATCCAGTCGGAGTCTCCTTATGAGCGTATTATCATCTATGTTTCGCCGGACTTTTTGAAAAAATACAAGGAGCCGGACTGTGATCTTTCACATTGTTTGAAAC